ATGGATTGCCAGCTGGTGCAATTAGTTGCGGCTCATCATATATGGTTATTGCCATGTTTCTGTATTTTTATCAAATTTAATTTCAAACATCAACCCGGTAATCTCAGCCAAGTCTTTTGCTATCTTAGTCAACACCTCATCAGTGATGACATTGTCAGTGATTCTTTTTGGCTTCAATCCTCGTTGCTTGATGTTGGATGCAACAGCATATGCATGTGACATCTCAAGTCCTTTCCATTGGCTTATCGCTGTTGCCATGTTGTGAGATACACCAGGATAGTTGAATGAGAATTGACTACCATAGTTGTTGGTGCCAACAGCATTCACACCTTGATCCACAAATGGATAGTAATCATCAGCCTCTAATCTGAATGACAGCTGTCCAGTTGGAACTGGGATGATGGATGCTGCCAATCCTCCAGTATTGTTGGCAACTTTCTTTGTATAGTCTCTAAACTCTGTTGCCAGTTGATTAGATACCTCGATTAAGAACTTATCATACACACTTGCTGGCTGATCAGCATCCGCAGTTGAGATCCCAAAGTCATCAAGAAAATCATACTCTGCCATTACTTAATATGCGTTGATGTTCTTTTTCATCCACTATCTTAAAGTAGTTCATCCAGAACAAAGTTTTCACATAAGGTTGTTGTGTAACTTTGTCCACACTGATTCCCATTTCTTTGGATAGTCGATGTAAGATAGTTGTCCAATTAAACCACTCTGAATCTTCTGGTCCTGTGATATCCGCATCATCTCCATCTTCGCTCTCGCTGTCTGAATTCCTAAGATAGCCATCCTCCGCTTTTCTGATAAGTCCAAAAAAAAACTAAAGAAATTCAGAAACTCATCACCAGGGAAATGCTCTTTGAATATCTTATATCTATCCTCGTTTGGATTCAACACTCTTCCTCTGTCATCCTCTTGACAATACTCCATCCCTTTCTCAATGTACATAATCGCCAATGCTTGACATGGATCTTGGCTGATATCTTCAATCAGTTTCAAGTCAATGATCTGACCAGTTGAGACATGTCCAAAGTTTTTCTCAAATCTAAACTCCTTTCCGTTTATCTCAATCACATCTTTTGGATCACTGTATTGATAGGATGTCAATATCTGTAACATGTGAGCAGAGGCTTCTTGAATACTATTTACATCTGCTCGCTTGATCTTGTTGATTGACTCTCCAGAGAATAAACTCAGCAACTGACATTGGAAGATTAGGAACTGAGTAATATCATCCTTTTGCTCCTTCATTGCCTCTGCCATCATCAGCCACTTTGCCATCTGATCTGGTGTGCATTGACTTATTGATGTCGGTAGTTGTATCTCAAGTTCTTTCATACTCTCAAAGCCATATATCTTCCTCTGTTTGCGTATTCCTTTCGGCAGTTCCAAGCCAATGCTGTTGAGATGACACCATCATCATGTAAGCCAGCTGGTGCAGAATAAGTCACGTTCCTTGTATTCGGATTGTAAATATATGAAAAATTATCCAACTCATCAATCAACCATTGCTCATTGATAATTGAGATAGCCTTTTGTTCAAATGCCACCGCCAGATCCTCAATGATGATTGGCTTTGTTTTGGAGGTAGTGACAAATGGATGGATGAGATTCTTGCACCTTGACTGCAGCATCTCAAAGAATACATCCCCTTGATTGTTCACCTCCACCAATGTGGTTGCATTGTATTGCTTGATCAGTGTTGCAACCTTCTCAATGATCTTGCTCCACTCATCATGGCGCCATCTGTGAGCAGTTACCATCTGTCCATCTTGGTTGATGATAGTCAGAACAGTATAGTCATCTGCTCGACCAATGTCAAGGCCAGCGTACATTTTTGATGTCTTAACTCCAGAGCCAATGCAATCAGATACGTTTCTGAATATTCCACTTGCATTGTCAATGAACTCAGCGAGGTATTCTTGCCGGAACACATAATCTGGGAGGGATCGCTTTCTCTCATCCAACTCCCTTGGATCAATCATCGGATTATCATAAGATGTGAAATGAAAGTAAGCATAGCGATCATCATAATTTGGTTGCATACATAACTTGTGGAAATGATTCTTTCCTTTCGGAGTTGATATGAAGATGATCTTCTTTCCTTTGACCAACACTGTTGCACTCAACACCTCATCCCAAAGTTCTGGTCTGGTGAACGCCATCTCATCCACAACCATGTAGTCAAAGGTATTCCCTCGGATGTTGTCTGGTCTCTCACCTGAAAAGAATTCAATGGTTGATCCAAATCCAGAGATCATCAGATCAGATCTATTGAAAGTGAAGAGTCCACTCGCTGTGGTTGCTCTCTCAAGTTCTGAGAACACTTTCTTGCCTTGCTTATAAACTGGAGTTACCCAAGCGATCTTGCAACCTCTGTCATTGATGGCCCACCAAAGGAGTTGGTTGATTCCAAGCATTGTCTTGCCGAACTGCCTTCCGATGTTGAGAGCATAGTATTTCTCATGACCATGGTTGATGGCATCATGAATAGTTCTCTGATTGTCATGAGGCTTGTAGCCTTTGATTGTACTCATTCAAAGTCAAACTTCTCTACATTGCGAGTCTCAACTTGTTGACGATCATGCATTCCAAATTTATTCTTGGCATAGAATATACCCTTACCTTCATTGGCCACAATGTCCTTGCCAAGAGCAACAAACTCCCCCTCGATGTTTTTAATAGTGTGACTTTTGATTCCTTCCTCTCTCAACCATCTGTACCAAGTCCTTCTATTTATAAGATCCATCTTCTCTCTCAAAGGAATCCAGATATTTAGAAAATAGTCAATTGTTGGTATATGTCTATCTGGAATCTGAATAACATCCCCTCTTGGAGATATTGTTGATTTTGTATTATTCAAGCATTCTTGGACATATATCCAAGCTAACTCTTCTAATTTATCAACTTGTTCTGGAGTATACGCCATAATTGGACATGATTTATCCTAACCAATATATCAATACATTAGTCAGTTTTATTACTATATATTATTGTTCGATTATTTACAGTATTTAACATAAAACGTATATGGTACTACTTTCAACTTAGCAAGGATCAAGATGAGGTACTTGTATCTTTTAAAGTCATATCTCTCAAAGAATGATCTATCTCTCTTGTGTAGGTTTACCAATCTGAGCATCCTTTCGGCTTCCTTACCAAGTTTAGTGAAATCGAATTGAGACTTCTTTCTTAGTTGTTGTTGTGCCTCTTCTTTTGTTAGTTTACCACTTCTCACTTGAGCAGCAAGGTAAACAATCCTTTTGTCGATGCCGAACTTCTCTGGCAGAAGGAATGAGCCAACGAACTCAGTGTAAACATTCTCACAATGCTTACCACCATAATCTTGCCAGTTGATCAGTCTCTTCATCTCCACCTCCATTGACTCTCTATCGAATCCATAGTGAAATGGTCTGACATTCTTAATACCCATCAAGGCATAGAAGAGTTGATCCTTGAATGTGAATAGTGGATAATTATGAAGGCTGAGTCCTGTGTACTTATTATAAACGGATTGAATATATTTGGCATCCATATACGTCCATCCTTTTGGAGTTGATCCTTCTGTTCTGAAATCGTGACCATTTAGAATGTACTTGATGTTGTACTTGAATGCAGTGTCATACATCAGTTTTGTCATTGCAATGTCATTTGGAATATCAGCATCTGGAATGCCAGCCCAAAGGAATGCATCATTGAGTCTATCGTACTCTGCCTTGTTAACATTGTAAGTGATACAGTCAACTGATAACTTCTCAACCAATGTTCGCATGTTGTGGATTGCCTCTGGAGCATTCCAATTGTTGTCAAAGTGAATGACCAATGGTTTCAAGTTCCAATATCTGACTGCTGTGAATAGCAGTGTTGAGGAGTCAATACCTCCTGAGATTCCCATGATGCAATCATATTTCTTATTCTCGCCAGCCTTCTTAATCTTAGCGATGATGTGCTTGAGTTCATGTGGATTGGCTTGCAGTTCCAGTTGATCATGCAGATCACAATACTCACATTGAGTCTCACCTATTGAGGCAATGGTCTCATTAAATAAACAGCGTGGACATTCTTTCATAGTTAACAAAGTTATGATAAATTTTACTAATATACACATTATCAACATGTCGAGTTGAATACTCTCTGACAATTGATTGACAGATGTCATCCACTGATTCCCAAGGAATAGATGCTGGAAGATCACCATTGTAAATAGATCTCCTTCCCATGAGGCCCATCTCAATGTTTGTATTGGGACATCCATCATGAGGAGTTAATCTCAGATTGAGAAAACACTGAGAGTAGACATCAACCAACTCTTCTTTGGTGAAGGTATCATGACCGGCTCTGATAATAGGAATGTCAATGCGTTCCTTGATCTCGTTGATCAGTGATTGACCATAATACTCTGGAGCATTACCTGAGTACCAGAAGATCTTATCTCCATTTGGAACTAATGGCCAGTGATGAGGAATGACGGCATTGATTGGACACCATATTGCTTGCACTCCTTTTGACTCTAATGTCTCAAGCACTTGATGACTGACTGCTATGTTTAGGGATTCTTTAACGAACTTGATCCAATCATCTGGGAGATCCTTGGCATCTGATCCGAACCATACGATTGTACTTGCACCGATGTGTGTTGCCAGCAACAGAAGATCTTCCTCTCTGTACATGCCCATGAACACCGCCTCTGGAAGGCAACTGTCATAAGGCATGAGATTGTATTTCTCAATGAGACCTTTATCAAGTCCTGCCAGAGATTCTGAGATATGTGCCTGGATCATAGTAGTGTGTTGAGTTCGTTGAATCCATTCTCAATCAGACTGACATCACATCTCTCTGACTTGAGAACGCCAGTCCAATGATCTGTGAACTTATGTTTGTTGATCCATTTGTTTGTTGATATGCTCAAGAGTTTTATCTGTCCATCATCTGGAAGGATTCCAATCTCTTGCTTGGCTCTGACTGTCTTAAGCCACATGGACCAGTCAAGTCCTGCATTGAGTCTGGGATCAAATGGACGCCATTGAATAGTATCAAGGAAATCAGATCTCAATACTCTTCCAATCCCTATTGGCTCATTGTGTCTCTGTCCTGGACCATATCCTTTCCAATGCACCAGTCTGATCTGATTAGATATATCAGCGAAATGACAACCTAACATTCCAAGCATTCCAAAATCTTGAATGTGGAGTTTAATTGACTCAATGTAATCATCACTGCACCAGTCAGATGATCCCATGAACATCACAGCATCAGCTTTGTAATATCTTGATGCAGCGAAACCAGCGTTCCATTTATTTCCAAGTGGATCATTTTCAATGTGAATAAACTCAACATTCAATTGCTTGGCTATCTCTTGAGCCTCTGGCTCGTGTCCCATAATAATGGGGATCACTCCTTGAGACTTAAGCCTTGATGCTGTCAATCTCACAAGAGGAAATCTCCCCATCACTGGTATTGGTGCTGTGATTATCATTGCTTTGTCCCTATGAAATGAATCCGAGGCATAAGATGTTCACCTTGATTCATTGAGTTCAACAGTTTACCCATAGCATTGCGAACACAAGTTGAGCATCCAACATTGAGTTTACCAAATCCAGAGGCTTTATACCATGTCGCAAGTTCCTTCTTTGTTTCTGATGTCAAAGCAAAGGATCTTGTCTTTGAGAATCTTTCAGCCTGTTGCTGTAGTTCATCACTTACTTTCATAGATTAGTATTAAGTCAGACAATAAATAAGTTAGAAATGCCATTCCAATGAGATTGTAATCAACCACAAATGAAGCCGCAACTGCTATCCAAAAAGATAGACAACTCTGACAATTAAATGGTTTGTAGTCCGGGAGATTGAAACTCATGAGAGCTCTCGCTATCCCTATTGGAATCGTTATAAGTAATATGTAAATCATTTTTGAATTGTTTTATCGCTAAGTGAATAGTGTCAAGGCTTATTCCTGTCTCGTTTCTTATCTCTCGATATGTCATCCCCATCAAATGCATCTTAGTTATTTCCTTGGTGAACAACTCTTGATCATCTGTTGGACTTTGATGCATATAGGAGTCAAGTAATAATTGAGCCTCTGTCTCATGATATTCTTGATCTGACTCCTTATCATATAGTTCTGGCAATGGATCATTCAATCGATATTGCTTGTTGAACTGACTATCTCTCCAATTGTATTGGTTGTAAGCATAGCGAGCGAACACTCTTGGAAGATCAATGGTTGGAATGTTGAGTTCATACACCAATAGATAGACATGACTGACCAGGTCTCTATAGATGGGATTTCCACCTGTGACTTTCTCTGCGATGACATACGCTTCTCTTTTCCAAAATTCCACATTGCTAAGTTATTGATTTTTAAAATACCAATTAAACCATTTGATGTAAAAATCCTCAGAGACTTTCTTATCATTCATGAATCTCCAGAGTTGAGTTGTATTGACTCCGATGTCCTCTGCTATATGAATCTGTTTGTATCTGTTGGATGTTCTGGATTGAGTTTCTTTAATCATCCATGTTTTGATGTTGTCATCAATATCCTTGAGATAGATTGTGATTGCTTTCATTTTTGAATTTTAATTGACACCAACCAAAGTGATGCAAATGTTATGAATATAAAAACACCGATTGTTCCAAAGAAATAATAAACGGCATAATAAAAAAACACTATCCCTCCAATTAAAAGGGACAGTGTAAAAATCCATGCTAATATCTTCGCCATGATCAGAAGATTAAGGATACAACTTTGAAAGCATTCAACTTATTATAATACTTTCCATTGAACTCATTCCCTCTGATATCGAATGACACCTCAACCTCTTCGCCAACATTAACACCATTCAATTGAGCAATGTTATTATTTGAGATTTGAAAGTTGATTGATTGAGGATATTTCTCATCTTGAGTCTGAATGACAAATTCTTTCATTGTGAACTTCTCTGACTTCACTTGCTCTGGTCCGATAAGGATGACCTTTCCTTTTGCTTTGTATTCCATTACTTATTATTTAACTGATTAATATACTGACTGTAATATTCATTGCATGCTGTTAACTTCTCTCTCATCTGATCAATGTACTCATCAAGCATTTCATATCTCAACACTGTAATCCTATGCTTAGGATCAATGTGAGACACTTTGTGAATGGATCTGTTGTCCCATTCAGTGAGTAAAACATCATCAGTGTCTATCATGCAATAGATCAACTCGGCTTGTGGCTTATCAAGGAGCCAGCAATATGCAAACAATTGCCACATGTAATCCTTGTTAATTCCTTCATCTGGTGTTGCTGGCCAAGTCTCAAGAGACCAGGATGTCTTAATATCAATGATCATATCATCCTCAATGATGTCTGGCTCTCCAGTTAGGAACTCATTCTCAAATCTTTCTGTATTCTTGACATACAATGTACCTCTGACTGCATTGACAAGAGCAATAGATTCCTCTTCCCAATCCTTGCCTTTGATCATTGGCTTTGTGACTATGGATGAAGAGAATCCAAAGAACTGCTCCTTCGCTATCTTTCTGATCTGTTTCTTTGCTGTCTCAGATAATACCTCTGACTTTAACTTTGGAGCTGTCATAAGCTCACCAATTGCTGATGGGTGCCACTTCATAACTGCTCCTCCTGTTCTTTTGTTAATGAATAATTCTCTTTAAACTTCTCAATGGTATATTTACCAGCCTTGATTTTCTCAAGAGCAATCTTAAACTGCTCATCAGTAACTGATGGCTTTGGTGCTTTGACTGTTGCTGTCACTGAGTTACCATCATCATCCACCGCTTGCAAGGATAAGAGAGCTTGTAGTGTTGCTCTTCTATAGTAAGTTGTTGCACTAATCATCTTCTGTGGATCCTGGATCAATGGTAATGTCAACCATGATTCAACCTTTTGACCAGAGTCAATGTCAATAATCTGAGTCAATAAGATAGTATCATGGATTGGCTGGAGTAATATCAAGCCATTCTCATGGAGGATTGGCTCAACCGTCTCAAGCAATGCATTGATATCAGCATATGATCGTTTGAAATGTGGATTCGTAGCATTCTTAACTACCTTTCCAATGTGCATCTTTGCTCTGTGGAGCTTCATGTATAAACCTACATGAGTTAATTCATCGTTTTGCATATCTATTAATTTATATTTTTACAAATGTAAACAGAATTTTTCATACCACAATACAAAATCATCAAAAGTTTTTGCAATGATGTATGTACCTCCAGCCTTCTCAATGGATTCTTGATAACGTTTCTGAACATCTGATTGAACATCGCGACCAAACTTCACCTCAATTTTAACCGATCTTCCCCTGATTGTTGATGAGATATCTGCCGTTCCTTTGGTTGATTGTCCTGGAGTCCATTTGCCTGGTAGTTGTTTCTGATATTGTATCTCTCCAGTTCCAACTTGTATCTTCTTTCCTTCTCGATATTGACCTTGACTGCTGATCCTCTCGGCTTGACCACCAAGAGCATTGATCCAGAAGATAATGCACTTAGTCAATCCATTGGCTGAGGTATCCTTCCAATCAGTTAGAGGAATGAGTTCTGGTCTCATTGATGGATATTTTGATCTCAACTGCTCCATCTCCAGAGATTTGAGTTTGTCCTTGTTAGCTTTGTTCATAACCAAAGTTTATATCAATTCTTTGTTCATAGATTCCATTATCAACAATGAATCCTGTTATTTTACCCAATGTACTCTCTCCTAATTTAATCTCCATTTTTTGTAAATCAATTCTCAAATTTTGATTATTCATAGGCATATCATTACACTTTGTTTTTTTTGTTGGTTTAATGTTTTCGCAACTCATTCTATTCTGATTTAAACGTTCTA